ACAAGGGGCAAGCCTTTAATACGTGGTCAAAGATAAAACACTTTTTTCAAATGTCAATAGCTAACTGAAAATATTTTTTACTCGCAGTTAAGGTCCTTCACTTGCTGCTTCAATTCGTGCAGGGTTTGAGCCACGCACGGGGGGCAAGTGGTAATATCTTCGCGCTTGCCTGAGAAGTTTGATTTAAAGCCATACAGACGCCTTACTTGATCGCTTGTAAGTTTATTCGGATCAAGCCCTTTAATAAACGCCTGAAGCTCACACGCGGTTTCCTTGCTTATCTTCTCAGTACCCCACTTACCAATCGGACACGCCATACCCTTTAGAGAGCTTTTCAGCTTCATAAAACAACCGCATAACTCTACTTCTTTTCCTTGAAAGGTGACTATCTCGCCTATATATTTTCCACACCGTAGTAACCCGACGGCGTTTCTATGGCTAAACTCACAAGCTAGGCAGGTGTCGTATCGATACTTACGCGTTTCTTCTGTTACGGTAAAGGACATGGTTTAATATTTTTTTTCTTGAATACTGCAAATTCCTCAGAATGAAGGACGCGGTGACACCGATTTCAACAGCTATATCCTGGCTAAAGTCCCGCATTGTCTTTTCACTTTCTAAATAGCTATTGAATAGGTCGCGCTCAAACGGTGATAGCCTGCTAATAACGATATCAAGTTCTTCGCGGGTGATCCACTCGGTGTCGTCGGGGGTGGTGTCGGGTAAGTCTTTGACTAGCTCGGACGCACTTTGAATGTAGTTTTTGTGGAAGTCACTGCGCTTGTCATAGTATTGCAAAGTGATGACGCGGGTGATGTAGGGTTTAATGTCGCCGCTGGCACAAAGCTCTGAGTACTTTTCGGGCTTATTGCTCACTTGCTCAATCGCGTGGTGAACAAGGTCGATGTATAGGTGCTTGTCACGTGCCGCCATTATTTTCAGCGCGGCAGCTATCCAGTACCTATAATATTTATCAAGCGAAATACTCATCTATTTGTTTGATGGCTTCATCTAGTGAGTGAACGACGGCGGCGTGGTAACCGCGCGCTTTTAGCTTCTCTATCCACTCCTTTTGATACTCACTAGCCTTTGCCTTGCTATCCTTTTTGATTTCAAGCATAAGCCCGTGAAAGCCTTTTCTTGGCTCAAATATAAGAAGGTCAGGCACACCCTTGACATACCCCGTCATTTTCATACGCACAGCTTGTGACCTAGAAGTATGGAGGCCGCCTGCGGTGGCGCAATAGAGCGCGGTTGGTTGGGAGAGTTTCAGGTACTTGATCACAAGCTGCTGAATGTGGGCTTCTGTATCTTTTTTTATTATTCTATACATTAACTTTCAGTTAGTTATAAATTTGACCAAAAAATATTTTAAAAAATATTTGGATTATGGTGTAAAGTTACCGTACATTTGTCAACAACAAACAAATAATTAAAGTTATGCAAAACAAAGAAACAGTATTATCAAATCTTCTTGCAATAGCACAAGGAGTCAACGATCATTTTAACGGCTTGGAAGTAAAATTAAAGAGTGGTTCTTTTTACATTGACAGTACCACTCAAAAAGAACATGATTTTATTGTCTGCTTGTTTCGTCCATTGCTAAGAGATTACTACACACATATAGTAATAAGCATCGACACAAAAACAAACATAGTTAAATTAAATATTGAGGAGCATTACGACTTAGTGACGGGCGAATGCACTACACCTGACCTACTTGAAGCGACGGAGCTTGCACTTGCTGAATTTCAAGCAATCGACTTCCGCGAGGTTTTTCGCGCCCAACTGGAGCAGGCTCGTGAACGTGCAGGACAAGCTGAGAATACTTACAGAATTTTATCTGACTTATCAAATGACAACAATAATTGAAACCATCCGCAGTATGGCGGGACAAGTGATCGACGGGGAGACGTCGGCACTTAAAACATACATTGAGTTTAAGGCACTTGAAAAGGAATTGAAAGCAGCAATCGACACCGTTCAAAAGGACGCTATTGACGAGGCGGGTAACTACGGGAAGTCGTTTAAACTACACGGCGCAAGTATCGAGGTAAGAAACGCGGCGAGCCGTTGGGAGTTTAAGAACGTGCACCAGGTACTTGACGCTGAGAAAACACTCAAGCAGTTTCAGGAACTTGCCAAGCAAGCAGCTTCCGGCGCGGAGGTTTACGACAAGGACGGGGTACGCATCGAACCTGCTGTAAAAATCGAGGGCAAAACAACTATTGCAGTTTCACTATAAATAAATATCAAATGTCAAATTACACACCAATTTACGCCGAAAGCACGGGAGGTGGCGCACCTAGAGAACAAGTGCCCGCAGGAATGCATCTGGCACGATGCTACGAAATGATTCAAATTGGAACAGAGACATCCATTTGGGAGGGACAAACTAAATCGGCAATGAAAGTGAGAATTGGTTTTGAACTACCGGAAGAACTCAGAACATTTAAAGAGGAAAATGTAGAGCAACCGATGGTCATTAGCCGTGAGTTTACCTTATCAATGCACGAAAAATCAACGCTTCGCGCCTTCCTTGAGTCTTGGAGAGGTCAAAAGTTTACTGAGGAGGAGGCAAAGAAGTTTGATATAACCAAACTAATGGGCGTGCCTTGTCAGTTGAATGTGACACACGTTGAGAAGGGAGACAAGGTGTATGCAAATATTCAAGGTGCAACACCACTACACAAGTCGATGGTGGCGGTTATGCCTGAACCAATCAACAAAGTTAGAATACTATCTTACGCGGCGTTTGATTGGGATGTTTATGAAACGTTGCCTGACTTCTTAAAAACAAAGATGTCTAATACGCCCGAATACGGCGCGCTGAAACTAGCGAGAGAAGCAGAGCAACGCGCTAACGCGACTAAAACACACGGCAGCGCGGCAGCACCTGAGCAACCAGCAGCAATCGAAACAGACGATTTACCATTCTAAAAATTAAAGCAATGAATACAATAAAAATTGAATTGACGGCGGAGCAGATTAACGCAATCAAGAACGGCGTGAGCACTATTCAACTCGTGCAGAAAGAGGAGGTGGCAAGTGACAAGTAAGCAGAAAAAAGAGTGGAAAGCGTTAATGCTTGGCCACTTTAAAAACGAGGAGGGACTGGCTAGCTGCTTGGCAGTTAGCAGCCCTACCGCCCATAAGTACATTAACTTTCCACTTGAAATGAAAGTTAAGCACTTACACCTTATCTCGGTGGATATGGGAATAAGCATTGTCGAACTTGCAAAAATACTGAGCGATGAGTAACGTTTTCGACCAAATCAAAGCGTTGATCCCAGAGGAAAAACACGCGGAGTTTATGGGTATTGTGCTAAAACATACCGACTTTAACTCTCAAGCGGTGGACGTTCGCGGTAAAGTAGTGACTGAAATTACTTATATGGCGTGTTCAGTGACTGAATGCAAGTATAATGATCTGTTTGTAGCGGACCGACACACCAACGTAGTGGATGCACGCACGTTAATTTCTGAATACCTTGTGAGAAAGAAGCGATGGAGGCTGACAGACGTTGGAAAGTACTTACGCAAGAACCACGCGACCATCATTTCTATGCTTAAACGTCACGATTCTTTGCTTCAATTTGACAAGGGTTACCAAAATGTGTTTAATTTGTTCCAACAAAAAGTAAGTGAGTATGAAAAAAACAATCAAAAATTCGAGAGTTATTTACAGAATGGCTCAGCAGATACCGCCTCAGCTACACTTAACGTTCTTAGGCATCGCGCATACAATCATTGATTTCGGCGGCAAAGCACCTGAAAGTGAAGTGAGCGTATTTGCTCAGTACCGACAATTTGTAAGTCACTTCACGGTTAAAGACGGCGAGTGGTCGGCAGACTGGATGGAGTTTGAAACGGTGCAGAAAATAGAGAAGCAGCCCACGAATAGAATGGCAAGACCGACGGTTGATGAGGTAGCAGATTATATGGTTACCGTTGGCGGTACAGAAGCAGAAGCACCTAAATTTGTGGACTTCTACGAAAGCAAGGGATGGAAAGTGGGGGTAGTACCGATGAAAGACTGGAAAGCCGCCGCGCGTAACTGGATCAAAAGAAACCCTAAAACACCAAGCAATGACAAACTCGGAGCAAGGTCTACAAAAAGCGAACTTAGCGACCTACACAAGCAGGTTGCCTCGCTTGGTGGAGCAGGTCAATAATAGCAGATCGGGCGTGCAGATGTTTGACATAAGCACAACCGACTTTGTTACACTCGTTGCCAAATGCACCACGCTAATCGGTTGCCAACTTCCAAGCGCGGAGGCGGTGATGGTACTATGTAACTTTATGAAAGACACCTACCCGCTTCTATTCGACAACGAAATCTATTTAGCCGTTCAGTTAAACGCCGCTGGCAAACTGAAAAGCAGAACCGAGCACTACAATAGTTTCGACGCGAGTTATCTTGGAATGATTCTAAATAACTTCACGGAGTACAAACGGGAGGCCGCCTTACTCGAAGCAAAGCAGCGAAAAGAACCCGAGACCACCGCGCTACCACAAGCGACGAGTAGCGGAACGTTTGAGGAAATTATCGCTAAGGACTTGGAAACATTAAAGCGCGGCGGGAATATGCTTGCCGCGCTCTACCTTGCTCCGAAGATAGTGGACTACTTAACCGAAGCAGGACGGCTTGAAAATGTCACCGACGAACTTGTAAGGGCTTGGGATGCATCCGCGCGTAAAACTATTAACGACACGGACGCTACGGGTAAATGGCGACCTAATGCACTAGCACGGTACAAACGGGATGGGCGCGCGGAGTACCGCGAGTACTTGGCACTTTGTGTCATCGAGAAGAAACGAGAGTGTTATATGTGGTATCTAAAAAATCTGATCAAATGAAGTTACAAAAGCAAATAATCAAAGAACTAGAAGCCGCGATGCGCCACGGTGAAAAAACGTTTTCGTTTGAATACGTGATGGACGACGATAGACTTCTTGTGGTGGAGGGTGAAATTTATGAAAGTATCGGTGTAGAGCAGGACGGTGACGGCTACGAGATGGAGCGGATAGTGGAGGTTGATAGACAGTACCACGTGACTAGATCAGTGCTTGTGTTTGAGGACGGCACGGAGGAACAAATAGAATTACCTGAATTAAACCCTTAAAATTATGTTTGAAATCGGACAGAAAGTAGTGTGTGTTAAAACACATTCAAAAGGAGCGGTTAAAGAAGGTGAAATTTATACGGTATTAGACCTGAAAGTTGACTGCTGCAAAAACTTTGTTTTAGACGTTGGAATTAGACAGAGGGAATATCCTCCAGATCAACTTTTTTATTGCGTAAATAACACGCATTTAATGTATGATGATGGTATTTGGTGGATTGGGTATAGATTATTTAAACCCATCGACGACCTATACAACGAGGAAATAGAGGAACTGATGCAGGAAGTTTACGAAAAACAACCATTTGAACTATAATAATTAAAAACAAATAAAATGGCAGTAGAAAACGGTATCGGATATTCACCTTTAAGTGAAAAGGTGTATTTTGGAAAACAAAATAAAAGTAAGGGGATGTGGGTTGGTGATAAAAAAGATATCACCGATGACTTCGTATCGGTTGCTCTAAATTATTTTGCGGAGAACTCTATACGAGAAATTACGTTTCCCGTAAGTGATTCAAGTTTAATTATTCATGTTAAAAACGACAGGGAAAGCATTGAAAAACTTATAGGCAACTTAACGAAAAGATTAAACCCATAACCATGCACTACAACACCACCAACGAAACGGGCAAAACACTAGAGCAGTTTGTCGCCCACACCTACACTCAAACCGACTTTATTAAATTGGAATTTGCAGCAGGTAGGGAGTTAAGTCCTAGCGACGTTCTAGGATGCTTAAACCACAAGTACCCGATCACCTCCATTCGCCGCTGCATCACCGACTTGACTGCTGAGGGCTTCCTTGTAAAAACCAACAAAAAGAAAATAGGCATCTATGGACGACCTGAGTACATTTGGAAACGTAGAGATTGATCCGTACGCGACGATGCTTCCTAGGCAAAAGGAGTCATTAGCCCTTTTGTCGCGGGACAACACCATCACTTCTCAGGTGCTTTACGGCGGCGCGGCAGGCGGAGGCAAGACAAGGTTAGGCTGCGAATGGCAAATAATGAGAAGATTAAAATACGAGGGTTCACGCGGGCTTATTGGCAGGGCGCAGCTTAAGACGCTCAAAGAGACCACCCTTAAAACATTCTTTGAGATTACAACCGACTGGGGTTTAGAGGCGGGCAAAGTGTTTGAGTACAACCAAAATTCAAGCACGATTAATTTCTACAACGGCTCTGAGATATTACTCAAAGATGTAGAGTTTTATCCTAGCGATCCGAATTTTGACAGCCTCGGTTCGCTTGAAATCACAGACTATTTTATTGACGAGGTGGCGCAAGTCACAGAGCGTGCAGTATCGGTAGTGTCCTCTCGTTGCCGTTACAAGTTAAACGAGTTTGGGTTGACGCCAAAAGGTCTACTTACTTGCAACCCCTCCAAGACGTGGGTGTACAATGAATTTTATTTGCCGTGGAAAAATAACGAACTCAAAAGTAACCGCGCGTTTATTCGAGCGTTACCACAAGATAACCCGCACTTGCCGCAGTCGTACATCGACGAATTAAAACGGATGAGTGACTACGATCAGCAGCGACTTTTGTACGGCAACTGGGAGTTTGACGACGACGTGTCTAAAATGTTTTTCACTAGCGACTTGAACGCGATGTTCCGCGCCGAACCGTCAACGGGCAAGAAGTACATCACTGCCGACATTGCGCGTCTAGGTGAAGATAAAACGGTTATTCTAGTGTGGGATGGGTTAGCCGTTATTCAGATAGTAACCCTTGAAAAAAAACGGGTGGACGAGGTGGCAAATGTTATCCGCGAACTGAAGAACACACACGGGGTTGACCTTAAAAACGTACTAGCCGACGAAGATGGTATAGGCGGGGGAGTAGTTGACACACTGCGCTGCACGGGTTTTAAAAACGGATCAGCAAGCACTCAACCGAAAACCTACACGAACATTAAATCAGAGTGTTATTTTTTACTCGCAAATTTTGTCAGCAGTGGAAAAATAGCCGTACATTTCGAGCGCGAAAACACGGAGTTAAAGGGTAGAATTATCAGAGAGTTAGAAGCGATAAAGCGCGCTAATATGGATAAAGACACGCGGCTCAGTGTAGTGGGTAAAACGGAGATAAAGAGCAAGTATGCGTTTAGTCCAGACTACGCGGACGCGATGATGATGCGGATGTTCTTTGAGTTATACCCGAACCGTGGTAATTATATGATTAGATAAACAAATAAATAATTGAAGTATGACTCCAAAAGAAAAGGCAGATGAGTTAGTAAAGAAAATGTATAATACGGAGCATTGTGGTATTGAGCATTTTCCAAATAAAAGATATTGTGATTGCACAGAAATGAATTTATATCAAGCCAAGCAATGTGCGTTAATGACAGTTGACGAGATACTTGAAAACTTTGGTACACTTACGGAGGGTAAAAAGCATTATGCCGCGTATTGTACTATTAAATTTTATCAAGAAGTCAAGAAAGAGATACTAAACGTAGCCGGTAAGTAACAATTTTTTCACCCAAATAAATAAACAAATCAATGAACAACACGGCAGCAACGCTTGAGGCGTTAAGACTTCCAGAGTCAATCGGAGTTTTCGACGGGCTAATCACTAGCAAGACCACTAAGAACGTGACCATCGTGGAAACGCTCAACTACGACAAGCGAGTGAACGGCAAACCAACGGTCACTACTGAGGTAAAATTCAGGGAAGTGGTAGACAACACGCGCAGTTACTTTCTGAATTGGATTCAGCAGCGAATTAACCACCCGAAAGTGGCGATTTCTTCTGAGTCTGAAGATAACTACCTATTTGGTTACGAGCGTTACAACGCGGTACTCGAATACGGATATTTGGCGGGTACTGAGGTGACCTTTGCTGGATCAAAAGTGCATATCACAGGCGGTGGCGCTATCACTGAAATGACTATCACCACCAACGTCGGTAGAAACGTAGCGGCAAACGGGCAGCCGCTTAAGTTTGAGGATTGGGTAATGACGGTACGCCGCGAGCGCGTTATCATTCTAGGTGGCAAGTCACTGAAACCAACCGTATCAAATCCCAACTTTAAAGTTACCGAGGTGGCGGCAATGCTAGGCATCACCCGCGATGAACTAGACTCGCTACTTGCTGAAAGATACATTATCGACACCAACGTCAATACTGATACACACATCGTTTCAACAGCGTGCTACGCGACATTTGAGAGAAACAGCGGTGTTACCACTGCTACAATGCACGTGCTTTACAATGGTATTGAGCAAGTACCGTCGGGCAAAATCACAAGCTACAACAAGCAGTATCCGGGTCACGTGACGCGTTGGAGATTATACAACGGCGCGGTGAATAACACGGCGTATGGCGCAAGCGAGGTAGTGAGCCAGTCACCAACCTATGTAATTTCAGATGATAAAACCATCGACGGCGCAACCCTTTGGGCTACGTTTGAGGAATTGCCAGCGCAGGGTAAAGGATGGGGAAGCGAGGCTATCTACCTACTGATTGACGGCGCAGAACCGCAAAGAACTTACTAATCAAATCAATCAACCAATAAAAAAGCCCTGCAAACGCGGGGCTTTTTTCTTACCTAACTATCAACTGTCGGGCGGTTTCCTTACTACTACAATCTTCCACCGTTTCACCACGACAAACCACACTATGCCCGCAAATATAATCACTAAAACTATCCACCACAACCACCTAGCACCACTCTTTTTTTCCACCGCGCTGGACGCCCTCACAACCTTTTTATCGATACTTTCACTTTGTTTAATCGTTCTATTCTCAACTATCTTTTTGTAGGCTTTAAGCGGCACTTCTCTTTGTTTGGTGGTGGCGCGTACAAACACTTCTTTGGTCTTGTAGTTTACTTTCACGCTCACCTTCTTTTCGGGCGTGTCTATTACCGTGGTTTCAACCGTATCAGGCACGATGACCGTAACAGTGTCGGTGACTTGCACGATGGTTACAATGGTGTCGAATACTACCTCAGTAACTACCGTTTCGTTTACTACTGAGTCGCGTTCGATCCGCACCGTTTCTTTGCCGCGCGTTTTTAGTTTTTCTACTGAGGAGCAGGATGTGAGCAGCGCGACGGCTAGGAGAATGTATAGGGGTTTCATTTGTTCAATTTATTACACAAACATAATAAAAAAAGCGCATCGCTGCGCCCTCGTTTAACTTTTTGAATATTCCGCCACCGCGTCGAAACACGGGCAAACCTTTACCCACTCTTTTTGCTCCACTACCCCGTCGCCGTTTTTATCTGGGGACAAGTCGCGATGTCCGTACACTTTCGCGTGTGGAAACATTGCTTTGAGCGCATTTACTCTGAGCCTTAACTTCTGCTTTTGCGCTAGTGTTCTAGTGTCCTTTGGTTTACCATTTTCAATCCCGCCAATGTAGCACACGTGTACGCTATCCGCATTGTGACCTTTCACGCCGTTGGTGACTTGTGGGATGCCCGCTAATTGCGTTTCAATTCCGTGCTTATCAATGATAAAGTGATACCCTACCGTTTTCCACTTGTTGACCTCGCGCCAGTAGCGTTTGATTGATTCCACGGTGGCGTCCTGAGAACCACCAGAGCAGTGGACTACTATTTTGTTAATCGTTCTCATTCTTTCTTTTTGAAAAAAGCGTCCACGATTCTGTCGATAATAGCGCGGTAGTTAGTAGTTATGTAGATCATAACCTTTTCACTGAATAACGTGGCAAGTGGTACAAGGTAGTTTCCTTCCGTTACCCACCCGTGTGAGTGACACCACGTAGCCATCATGTAGCCGCCAAAAATAGAGACGCCCATAATTCCAATCCATTGCATCATGCTGAGTTTTCTTTTTAGCAGAAGTTCGGTTGATACCTTAGCAATCACACCAACACCAATGGACAATATCCACGCTGCAGACTTGCTAAAGAACGCGCCAACCTCTGTAAGTAAGTTAAAGTTTCCGTCCATAAATTCGAGTTAAATACCATCCGATGCTTACGAGCAGTATAAACTCATTCGCTTGGAAGGGGTAGGGATTAAAAAATAGTTCGTCAAGTAGTTCGTTAAGAGAGAAAAGAAAAAAGATAAACACGGGTACTTGTAGGTGCTTGTCCTTCAAGCCAACGTGCCTATAAAAGCTATATGATAAAGCCATTTTAGCGGTAGCCATTCCGATCATCCAGAACGTCGTGGCATCTTCATCACTGTTGAAAGCAATAATCTCGTGCAGGTGCAGGTTAAAACCGATGTAAGCCGTCAAGAACGCAGCTACTCCGATATATGCCAGCACTTTTGTTATCACTTTCTCACGATATTTCTAGGGCGTCCACCGATCAAATTACGGAACACTTGCCCGTTCGTGTCGGTTACTAGGTTGGTAGTTGAAGCATTTACGCGGTCATCCGCAGTAGCAATGTAGTACACGGGTGTACACGTTATCACACCTACTGTGTTGTGTGTAAACGGCGCATCCGCGCTTCTTGGGTTAATTGCGATAAATTCGGCAGGGTTTCCTTCAAGGATTACTACCGTGTCGCCAGTTTTGATATTCATTTCTTGTTTTGTTTTTGTTTGCTAATATACGCCTTAAGTTTCTCGTGCGCGATTTTCTTCACCTCTTTTGTTATCAGTTTTTTTGCCATTGTTACCTCCAGTATAAATAGGTTAATCTATCTCTATCTACCGCCGTGCCGCCGCGTAGTAGCGGGTTAGACATTGCAGTATTGCCGCCTGAAAACACCATATTGTTTTCAGAATACACGGTGCGCTTCGGGAACACGTCGGGAGTTTCGCAGCTTGTGTACTCTGGGATGCTACCGCTATTGTCGCATAAGTAACGGATAAGACGTTCAGTGTACATCTGCGCGTTATTGCGTGCTGCATCCACTAGCATTTTGTATTGATCCTCTGAAATGGGCGAGAAGCCGTCACCGCTTCTAATGGTTAGTGTGGTATTATCGTGCTTGACAAGTAGTGAAGGGTAAAGTTCTACAAGCGTCCAATACACCATAGCGATTTTAAGATAGTCCACTAGGATAGTCTCATAAACACCCGTTAATGAGTCGTCCTCGATATCCTGCTTCAATTTGTTAAATAGGCGAGTGCCTAGATAGTTCTCCGCGTGTTTGTCTTGTGCGACGCGCAGCGCGGGTGTAATCATATTGCTTTCCACCTGATCGTTGATCGTGGTGTTCTGTTGAAAGTATGTTACATCGATAAAATAAACTTGTGCCATTGTTATCCGTATTTAAGTGATCCGCGCGTTGGTGTGTTAATTGGTGCTACCCCTTCAAAACCTTTTTGAACAACGAACGGGTTGTTACCCACTAGTTGGTCGTTTTTAAGCCCGTCGTTTGGTAAAAATTTACCGCCTTGACGTTTGCGAAAATAAATCTTTCGTTTAAAATAATGATGACAGAACGCCCCGCCTTTCCACTCAAAAATATTGTAGGTTTCTTCGCCTTCAGGTGCAAAATCTTTATTGACGCCTGCCCTTCCCATTGCTATAATATCTTCGTATCTGAAAACCTTGCCTGCTTGTGCAAGTGCCACCATCTGTTTACAGAATTGACGGCTGTCCGCACTGATATTTTCTGAGTAAGCATAACGAACCTTGTACAGCCCCGTGTCGCCCCATTTGCTGTAATCATCAGGCTTCACAAACTCACCCGGATTAGCAGCCATTGAAGTAACTTTTTCACTCAGTTTTCTAAGGTACTCGTTTTCTTCCTCAATGGTAGAGCAGGCTTGCGCCTCGATATCCGCGTCGTATTCCTCCCACTCCTCAAGGTCTATTTCCTCGGCAACGCCGTTAAGGTACTCAATAGCGTTTTCGTCGTTAAAGTCGTTTTTAGACTTTTCTAAGCTACAACAGACTTTTTTTTTTAATTCAGTCGCTTGTATTTCCGTTTCTTCTACGTAACTGAAAGTAGCAGGAACACCCGCAATTTGCGCGATGTATTCGAGTGACTCAACAATCATTTGTTGGTAAGGCTTAATGACTTTTTCTGTAAAGATTTCAAGCCCCACTTTCATTTCATCGGTATTGCTACCTAAACCACCCCCATCTCTAACCCCGAATAGTAGCGGCGTAGTAACGCGGTGAGCGATCAGGGTGTTTTCTCTTGACTCCTCACTTAGTAGTGCGTACTGCTTATCCGCGTCGGTAAGCGGGAACGTTTCAAAAGTAGCCGCCGCGTCTTTGTTATCGTTGAATAACGCAATCAGTTTTCCCGCGTTTACCGCGCCGCTCATTTTGCGCTCAAAGTCACGGACAATCTGTGTTGCTTTTTCAGGATCAGGTTGACCGTTGTTAAACTGCGCGATGATCGACGGGAAAAACCCGTTCATTATATTGTTAACGTGGTAAATTGCTATCTGTCTTTGTAGCTCTATCCAGTTTAGTGAACCGATGTAGTCGGGTTTAGGATAGTAACTACTTCCCACCGTTTGACGGAATGTGTATGTGCAATATTTTACCACCGCGTTTTCATTTGATGCGTCAGGCATAGCCTCAAATAGCGGGATGTATTCGGGCTTGTTTCTAGCTTTTCTCGTGTCATTCCAATCGCGTGAATACCACACGCCCGTTATTTCCTCTCTCTCCTCTGAAAAAGCAATTCTGCAGTTTTCAAACGGCAAGTGATTGACGCGTGCGACGCTTTTCTTATCCATACTCAGGATAACTTCAAGCCAATAGCCACCCTGCATTTTAAGGTCAGAAGCAATAGAGCGATTTTGTCTATTTATCTTCCATTGCTTTAGTAATGCTTCACCCGCCGCGTCCCCGTACAAGCCCTTCCCCGCAATCATTTCAATGATGGAGTTGGTCAGCGCGTTGTGGATGGGGGCTGAATAGTAGAGGTCAATTAGGTACTGAGGGTATAGGTTATCAATACCGTAGTCCACCCACCCCTTTTTGTTTTCTGTTTCAACCGTACTAACCGCCTCATAGCGTTGCATTGAAATAGATTCAATACTACTTATGGTAGATGATTTCGGGGCTTGTTGTGGCTGCGTATGTTGGTTGTTCTCCATCTTTCAAAATTATTGCACGTCCTTGTTCTACCTCACCCACCACCGCCGCGTTTAACGGGTTGGTATTGGATGCGCTATTCTGGCCGTACACGGTGTAAAAATAATCACCTGAGTATTCGAGTCCGACAGTTGTAACCGTCAGCTCGGTGTTTCTTTCGTTCTCGCTCACGATGGTAGCCACCTGAGCTAAACGGTTGTTTGAGGTTTTAGTGTTATCCTCATACTGCAAAATAAATAGGTAGTGTGTGAACGCCTCGGTAAAGTACGTTCTACCCTCATTCAGCGTCAGGTTGATCTGTTGGTTTGCTGCGTTGTGGTTTAGGTAAATCATTTTTGATGATTTTTGGAAATAGCGGGGCAAGTTTAGCAAGTTGCTCTTGACTGCAAGTTGATAAATCAATTTCTCTACCGCCGACTGTTACCGTTTTGTTTTCTGCTTTGTACATAGCGCGTAAAATTAAGCAAAAAAAGGGGTAGAATTACCACCCCTTTTCAAGCAATTATTAAACCTGTGTTCCGCTAACTGTGATGTCAGCGAAGTTGTCGAATGGAGTAGTTGTAAAACTTTCCAAACGAACCGCGCGTACTGGCTCCTCAGCCACAAACGCCATTGTGTAACCATTGAAGTCAGCTAGGGCAGTACCCGTAGCACCTTCCGCAGTTGTCAAACGTGCGCCGTTGAAACGTCCGATAAACCAAATGTTGTTGTTTTGATCCTGAACGAACACCGCGAGTTGATTCTTTGCAAGCGTGTGGAACTCAGTTTGTTTTTTCTGAGTCAAACCACGAAGCTGGAAGTTGACCGTTTGAGTGTAAGCGATTGATCCCGCCGCCTCGTTACTTAGTGTTTCCACTAGGTTGGAAGCAAGACCTACTTTCAAGTCGTACTTGAAAAGTGTTGCTTCAGGAAGCGCGTCTACTTCACCCGTTGTGTTGTCGGTAGTAACCCCCGTTTGGAAAAGTGATTGTTTTGCTAGGAATAGCGTTTTAATACCGCCCGATCCCTCGGTGCAATCGACGCTAAAACCCGTTGTTAATTCACAAGCCATTTTGTTCTGTATTTAAAAAGGGGCAAGCGGATGTGCCGCCGCCCCTTCTTGGTTAGTTATTCTGTTGTTGATTACTCAGCTTCGTACTTGTAGAATACGATTTCGCTTCCGAACCCGTACTGAACTGCCGCGAAGAACGCTGCCTTGAAACGTACGTTATCAGAAAGGTCGCTTTCTTCCATATCCTTCACCGCGATGTTGTTCCAATCGTTTAGAAGGTTAGTACCGAACCAAAGGTTAGATGGCTGCGCGAACACGATGGTGTCGTCAGACATACCCGGACAAACCGCCATTTGGTACATACCGTTCCAAGTAAGGTTGATTGCGTCACCTGAGTTGTAGAAGAACCCGTTACCCAAGCTAGCTTGCTTGTTCACGTATGCTTCCATCGCCTTGTTGCTCATATACAACACTGGCTTTTCAGTAGAACGTTTTACAGCTGTTGGCATAAGACCAACGATTTCTTCAATCTTCGCAAGGATGTTTGAAGTTGTAAGTGCCGCGTCAGATGATGCGTCGATTACTGTTGCGTCAGCCGCAAACAATGTTTCGAAACCATCGTATTCACCAGTTGTTGCGTTGACACCCTGCCAAATCACAGTTTCGTTTTTAGCAGCGATTGCAGCAAGCATATTTTTGATAACTGTTTCAACGAGTGCTGGCTCTAAGCGTCCGTTCTGAGCGTCGTTAGCTGCCCAGTCTGCAAGAAAATCTTTTTTACAAAGTTCACGGTGTACTTGGAATTTTTCCAACGTAAGAATACGCTCAGTGATTGTTACTGTTCCAGTTGGTGTGAAGTCACACGTTGGAGCAGCAAATGTCACATCGTCTACCAAACGCTTTACCACTTGTTTGTAATCGATGTTTTCTTTTACAGTGATGTGCTGCAAAGTTTCGTTAGCGAGAAACGCTTTACGAATGTAATCCCCCGCGTATTTACCCGCGTAGGACGTAGTTAAAGATGTTGTTGTTGCCATTTCTTATTGGGCTTTTTTTTAGTTACTTGATTGTGCTTCGATGCGCTCTAGGTAGGTCATTTGTTTAAATGACTTCTTAGGCTTCTCGGTTGTTTTTTCTTTTTCCTTGCTTAGTTCGGTAGTTTCTTTAACCGACTTCGCCGCAGGTGCTTTTGAAAGTTTAGCGTTTTCGGCTTTTAACTTTGCTAGTTCCGTTTTGAGCGTGTCGTTCTCAGACTTCACCGCCGATAACTCGGTTGTCGCTTCGGTGTTTTGACCTTCGAGTACCGCGATGCGATCTGAAAGGTTTTGTACCACCTCTTTGATTTCGTCGCTCATTTCGGTTTCCTCAGGCTTAGCCATAATTGCTACGACTTTACCATCTGCTACCGTCACGACTTCACCGCTTTCAAGCGTGTGGTCACCGTCGGGTGCAACGATTGGTTCAGAGCCGTCCTCAGGAATTACGAAAACTTCGACGCCTTCCGCGAATGCGTCGGCAGGTGTAGCGATTACCACGCCATCCACCGTCTTGGTTTCTGCGGACATTTTAACGGCTTCTTTCTGTAAAGCCACGCGGAACTTCGCGCCTGCTTTCTCCAAGATCGCGTTAAAACCCCCGATTACTTGTTCTTTTTTCATTTTACTAGTATTGTTACTTCTGTTATAGATAGAATTTATCAGAAGTAAAACAATATAGTTATTAACAATTTTGAGTGTCGGGGATTGTTTTTATATTTACAGCGTAACAAATAAATAATTGAATTATGGAAAAAGAATTTGTACCATACAACATTGCACTAGAACTTCGAGACTTAGGTTTTGATGAGCCTTGTTTTGGTTTTTATAATGAAATTTGTGAAGATAACGATAAGGAAGGAACAAGCGGATCTTTCCAAAATATGTGCGGATGGGTATTAGGCAGAGAAAATACTGATGATTTGAGTTCTCACGACTTTATAGTGATCGCACCACTATACCAACAAGCATTTAGATGGTTTAGAGAAAACCATAATCTACACACTTCGATAGATGCTGGCATATTAGGTTATTATGGATATTTTAAAATCAAGCCTATTGGAACGTTATCTTCAAGAGTAGAACAAGGATGGATTAATACCGAAGAAACCCCGTTTAAAACCCACGAAGAAGCCGAACTCGCTTGTCTTAAAAGATTGATTGAAATAAAAAAATTGATTGAAATAATTAGGAATAAACAATAACACACGATGAAAGCAGAAGAATATTTTTATGCCCACTCAAAGGCGGTTTTTTTATGCCTCTACCAAAACAAAACGCGCCACCATTGTGACGCGCTCTGAACAAATAAAAATTAAAGTATGAATACGCTAGAGTTAGCGTTACATAGATTGCACAAATGTACGCGCTTCTTCTAGAATTTGACTCTCTAAACTTGACATTTTTTCCATCGTGTCAAAAAAGCCCTCGATGCTAAACCCTTTCACTTCCCCCGCTTTCACCTGCTCCCACACTGAGTCGTTATCAACCTTGATGCCTACTAGCCAAGTGCCAACAGGAACGTCAATAGTTAAAGCCTTGCTTTTATCGTCGTCCGCTTCTTTGATCCAAGACTCTACAACTGTGCATCCCGCCACTTTCATAGCGTGTTGAAGCGTGTGTTCGTGTTGATTGCCTTGCTTCATAAACGCATAAGCAGCCGCCCTCACGGTTTCTTTGGGGAACTGGATGTAATAGTCATCTTCCCCGTCCTTGCCCGCCCTGAGTATTAGTTTGTCGGGTATTAACACCGCGCCGTACACCATCCGTTTTTCCTCGTTGGTGTTTTCTAGCTGAATGTGTTGTTTACTGAGAAACACGAAATCACTTTCTATCGCTGGCATATCCACGAACGAAATCGCGTAAACACCGAGGTTTCCGTTTTCGTCCATTACCATCTGTTTAACTTGCTTCTTTTCCATATCCTTATAGATAATATTTATCAAATGTGTTGCAATATAGTTATAAACAATTTTGTAGTGATGTGAGGTTTTGTATATTTGTAGGGTAACAAATAAATAATTAAGACAATGAAAAACAACGACACACTAGAGTTCGGCTTAATGGAAATCGAACTCAAAAACACAAAAAGAATTTTAGCTAGCTTGGAAAAGGCTTTAGAAGATAGAGATAAACAAATTGAAAAAATGTATAGCAAGGAAGAGGTTTACAACATCTTAGTAGAGCACACTATTGAATTATTCAAAAAAGAACCTTGCACGTTAGACGAATGGTTTGAAAAACATAAAAAGAAATAATGCCAAACAATTTTAAAACCGCCCCACAAAGGCGGTTTTTTTATGCTTACAAAGTCGATTGATCCCGTATTTTCTCGCTCGCTTGAAGCGTATCTGCAACGTCTTGACCAAGCACATAGGCTTGCACGGGCGGTGTCTGTGTGCCGCCTTGCAAAAAGCCCGTATTCAGCGCGCTAAACTGCGGTGTACTAGCATCCGCTACCGCACCACCTCCACCATTACTAATACTCGGTGCACCACCTCCACCCGTTTCACCGCCGCCACCACCACTTGGTTCAAATTTAGAGCGTGCAATACGCGCAACGTTGGCTAGACCTGCTGCCACTGCGATAGACGCCGCGGCTATTTTAATACCGATGCCGCCGGGTGTTTGAGCGAACGCGGATGTAGCACCTAGATAGGTGTTTTGAAGTGCTTGAACAAGTGACAATGCCTTGTTGATTGCAAAGGCTTTACGCGCTGACTTCTCAGACGAACCCGCGAACGCATCGTTAAGCTGGATTAGCGCGTCAATAGCACTACCCGCTAGTTCAATTTTTTGACGTTGAAGATCGCGTTGTTTTTCTTTTTCTGTTTTTGCGTACTTCTCGTTAATCTTGGCAATGTCCTCGCCCTGCTTTTCAGCAAGTAGTTTTTCTAGGTCGGCATTGCCTTGTGCTAGTAAAAACTTTTCGTCGTATGCCGCCGTGAGTGCTGCTATTTCTTTTTCTTGCTCCGTTTGAGTTAGTTCGTTGAAAAGGTTATAATAATCTTCTTCCTGCTTTAGACGTCGTTGGTTAGCTTCAAACTGTGCCTTACGTTCTTCCTCAGCAGTCTGCTCCTCTAACTGTCTTATAATATCGCTAATTTCCTCGGCGTTTTTAGCGAGTTCTTCTTGCTCCTTTTTTCTTTTGTCTGCTTCCGATTTAGCCAGCTTGTCGCGTTCTTCCGCGCCTCTACGGTCTATCGCGGTAAGTTGTATTTGATATCCGTCGCGTGCATTAATTAATCCTTGAATTTCCTTATCAGTTGCCGCGCGTGTTTCTTTTGCTTTTGCTAAAATCTCATCTGGGTTAAACGCGAGTTCTGCAATCGACTTGACGCCGCTTTGAAATTTCTCAACTAAACCAAACTCTTGCCCGACTGCTTCACCTACTAAGTCAATTTGAGTGAGTAAGGCGCGAATAGGAATAGCAATAAACTCAAGCACGCCTGCTAGGATGTCACGGTTTCGTTTAGCTGTTTCAATCTGCGACATAGTTATTTGATCCTGCAACGACTGTTGAGCCTTCAAAGAATTTATAACCTCGTCGGTTTGCAACTTCTTTAACCCTAATATCTCTCTCTCACTTAACCCTCTAAGTTTTAATGAGTTTTCGCTTGCCGTTGTTGCCTCAAGCTGTGCTTTAGCTTCTGCAGTCAACTTCTCACTGTTAATAACGGCGGCAGCTAACTCGTCGGTAACTCCCGTAAGCAGCCCGTTCAATCCGGGTATAATTTTAATCAGCGTATCAAAGTTGACAATGATAGCAGCAACGGCGGCAGCTAATAAAAATATCGGGTTTGCGAGTAGTGCTTTTCCAAGCGATAGCAGCGACTTACCAAATGTTCCAATCTCAGCCCCTAGTGTTTTAAAGTCAACTCCTTTGACGTTTGCCGCGAGTGCCTTAACGCTTTCAGCTGCGCCCCCGAAATCAAGAGAACCTAGCTTTGATGTAAGTAACGACGCATTATTTCCAAGACGTTCAAAGGCAGGACCAGCATTCGCGTTGACTGCTTCCGAAGTGTCTTTAATTTTATCACGTAGCTCACCCGCTTGTTGTGACAGTTGAATAAACTTATCACTTGACGGATCGAGCGTTTGTAACTCTTGTTGGAGAGTTCGCAGCTGAGTCTTTAAATTAGTAACCGAACCCGCGCCGTTGTTGATCGCTTGCGTGGCTTTGTCAAGGTCACCGACTCCCGTTACTTTTATATCAAGATTTGATGTAGCCATTTAACTGAATAGATAATAAAGTACCCCAAAAAATACAATAAAGCAAGCAGCCTTGATAGCCCTAAATAGCCATCTTTGGCGCAGCTTGTGTGAGCCTTGTGCGAAACTGCACCACACGCTTAAGCCTTTCGCGCCGTTGTCGTACAAGTTTAAAACCGACTCGATGCTTTCTAATCCTTTTATCCTTTCTTCGTTTATCATTTTACTTGAGTGTATTTGAGTGAGCCACTAATTTTCACGTCATTAAACGGATAGCCAGAAGCACCCGCACTGTTTATTTTGAAACGGTGCTGCGCCGTGTCACTAATCGTGTCAATGCTCAAAGATATGGTGTTTAACGCTCCGTTCTGAAAGATGGTGGTAACCGTACCTGCGCCACTTGTGCCGTCCTTATTTATCATAAAAGCAAATGAAGCGGCGTGCTGATTGCTTGCTCCGTCGATAAGTGCCACCGATAATTCGCAAGCCCATACGCTGCCATCGTCAATATTCAGTCTGTTACCATTAAACTGAATTTCTATGCCGTCGTTTGAAGCGGTGTAATCACCCTCGCCCTGCAATATCATTACACCACCTTGCGCGCGCATCGGTGTTTCAGAGTTTCCGTAGTGAACACCTGAGTGCAACGCCTTGACACTTTGACCGACCACTAGGGTAGTACCCGCGTCGTCCGCTATCTCGTTGCCACTACCTAGCACCCCGCTATTTGGAGAGTTGATACCGATAGTGTTGTTATCGCCAGTTATAATTGGGTTGTTACTGCTACCACTCACTGAGTTGTTGAACCCTTTGCTGAGTGACGCGGTGACGTCCTGCGGTGATGGCAACTGAGTTCTTTCTCTACCCCCTAACGCCGAAGCAAAACACTCGCCTCTATCCGCATCCCATTGATAACCGTAACGGGTGCAGCAGGTTTGGTTTCCTGCAACCGACTCGTCTGCGCCGTTTCTAAATAGCACCTTGCCCGCCGTTGTGATGGCGTATGGAATAAACTCACACTCGCGTATCTCACCCACTAATTTAGCCAGCTTGATAAACGTTAGTTCTGTTCTACCTACAAAGTAGCTACCGATTTCAAGAACCCGCCAGTAGGTGTCTTTGATAAATATTTTGTCGCTAAACTGTAGCTGCCTAAACTCGGTGAGTGGTAAACTAAAGTAAGCTTCCATTATCCTAGACTCTGGACTGTATAACTCGTTGTAAGAACGTGAATAGTACAAGTTGTATAGGTTGTTGAACGGACTAGAGTTAATAACTTGCAGTGCCGTTTCAGGCGCGAAGTTTAGATCGTAGTCGGTAACACTCGGCAAAATGTTTGAGTAGTGGGATAGGATGGGTACTTCCGTAAGTTCCCCCGCCTCACTCACTTCGTTAAACAAAGCAATCGAAGCAGTACCCGCGCTGTAAAGCATACGTGCGCCCGGCACAATGTACGCACCTGACTCGTTCACGAATTTAGGAACAGGGATGGACGTGCCGGGTATTTCATTACACGGTGTTGAGCGAAGCGTAAGTTCTACCCGTTTCTCACCCGTTGCAAAATCGTTACTTGTGTTGTTGATTTCCTTTTGACCATACACGCGGCTGCCTTGCTTGGTGAATATCTCAGACAAGTATTCTCCGCCTGCCGTGTAAGTAAACTTCAAGTTCTTGTTTTGGATGTCAGACGTTGGGTAGATTACAATGTCCTTATCTCTACCTACTTCAATAAGTTTTGTCCAGTCGCGTGTTGATCCACTGCCTATGTAAGTAGAGAACGGTTCAACCGTTATTTTCTTCGGTTCGTTTATGTCGGGCACAAACACGAGGTAATGCGCCTTAATCATATCTCGGATAAAGTCCACCTGCTTATAATCGGGTGCATTCGCGTTCATATCCACATCCGCGCCTTGAATAGGTGTTGAAGTGGTGACAAGTTCAAACCCGCTGCTTGCTTCAATCGTCCACCCGTTACCGTTGGTTAAGTTGTTTTGAACGCGCACGGCTAATGCTACTTCTTCCCCCTCGTTAAATAAGTAGGTCTTGGTGAATTGATAGGTATAAAATGTGTCGTCCTCATACACTAGACACGAGTAGTTGCTCGTTCCGTCGATCGCGATGTGCACCTCGTTGGTAGTGGGGTTAATAAGCCTTGCCCCCAAACTACTCGCCGCAGTACCTACCGTCGCCTTTTTAACTTTAATCAAAAATCGAAAAGTAAACTGCGCGTAATACGGCGCGGTAAATACCCCGCCTACCACGTTGCCGCCGTTGTCAAACGCTTCGGTAAACCCGTTGCCTGACGTTAGGTTTAGCACCGTTCCAGTTAGCGCGTCGAAGTCGTAGTCTGCCGCGTTGGTAACCGCGAACGTAACCGCCTCAGGCGTAAGTGTTGTTTTGACCGCTTCTGAGTTATTAAACACGATCCAATAATCCACTAGGGTGTCATCTATGAACGTGCTATTGTAAGTAAAGCCCGCTTCCTCAAATATCTTTTTCCAAAGGAATAACGCGTTCACCGCTGGCGTCAAGTCACCAACGTAAAGCGGGGTATTCGTGTTGAATATTTGGCGGGTGGATGGCGTTTCAATGTCTTGAGAAAACTTCTGTCCACGTTCTATAAGCGTCCATAGTGTGTTAGCGGGTGGTGACACCACGTTCGCGTGTGTCATTTCGTGGTTAAGTGACGATAATGCGGATAACTCACTTATCTTTTTTTCCTTGAGTGAAGCGGTGAGGCTCGGTGTGTCCGCAAAAAATATCAACTCTAACTCGGTATCAACCATTTCTTTGCTCACCACCTTCTTAATCTGACAGTACCCGTTGTAAATCGGGATTGTACCGACGCATAACTCCGCTTCAATCTTGGTTTGAAAGTCAAACGATGTGAAATTAGGATTATCAACCGCGCCAAAGAACTCTGCGTTGTTGGCGGTGAGTGGTATTCTAAACGTCTGAGAGAAACTGCCGCGTGTTTCAAACGTTTCTACATCACTGAATAATTTGTTCACCGCGATGCTGTCGTTCTGAAACGTGTCCAGAATTACGAACTTGTCGTCGCGCGTGAGTTTAAGCATTACATCTGACATCAGAAATAGAAGTTTTCGTTTGAGTACGTGAGTTTAAAGGTGACGCGGGTAAGTTTACCGTTTCGCTGCTTGTTTAGTCTGAATGAATTGGTGTCAACTACTACCGCCGTCGCGCTGCCGTTGTCATTAATGATCCAAACGTAACGCGACATCACCATGTTTTTCAGTAGCTCGTACTCACCCTCCTGAATCCAATCACTTGTGATTTCAATCGAGGTAGTCGGTGACACGCTTGTTTCGGCTAGGCCGCGATCCGATGTGTTGAAAGTGAAGCCCGTGGATGCACCCGCGTAGTTACCTACTATTTTCTTAATCCGCTTGCGTTCTACTTCCACGGACTGCTCGTTGACCTTGCTGAAGTTAAAGAAGTCAAACCCGCCCTTAACGGGTGACCACCAACACACGCGCACGTTGTCATAGATGCAATCGTCCTCGACGGGGTAAAACACGTATAGCGCGCTTCTAACTATGGTTAGTAGCGCGTCTTCAAATAACTGAATCGAGTACCACTGCCAATCGGGGAAGTCTGCGGGAATAACGGGTGACAAATCCCCAGCGTTTAGGTTGGCGGGGTAGGCAGGGATGTGCGAAATAGAAATTTCATCCGTGTGTTGCACGTTATAAGTGACGGTTGTACCATCTGCTTTTTTCAGAGTCCATTTTACATACAAACCCGCTGCAAATTGGTTACCCCCTGAGAAATAAATAATATCATTTAGAACACCCCAATCTTTCTCGCTTTTGCGGGTTGGAATAGCCACGTAATATTCACTTCCTAAATTGGTGACCCCGTCAAGGTTGACCTGCGGACGGTGGGTGTATTGGTTTCGGTCGCCCATAAATAGCGACGTGCTAACCACGTTAAATGGTGGTATTGCTTCAAACCCGTAACTATCCACGGGATCAGGTCTGTAACCATCGGCAACGGAATAAGAGCAAGGAATGATGTAACCGCTTAATGATTCTTCGCTTGCTTCTTGAATTTCAAAAATACCATCAACTAACCAACCTTCGTACAGATTAACTGAGTACCCAAAGAAAGGATAGTTAGGCGCTATACTGCTGTTGAGTATTTCAGATGCTTTTAAAATATTTCCGTTTACATCTACTGAAACAACATCTTTTAGCGCGTCCATCAAGTCAAAGACTAGCTCACTTTCAGGGTTGGGCGACACATAGTATTGACCTATAACATCTGACCCTTGCAGTACGTTAACAACATACTTAAACCCCGTGTTCCCCACATTGGTGCTTGTTGCTCTCACTATTAATTTTTGACCTAGCCTCGTCATGGTGTACGGGCGTTCTTGTATCGTTATTGCCATTGCTTTAATCCTGTTTCAAGTTGTTTTGCTAAATTATCCGTGAACTCCTGACCTTTCCTTTCAAGTACCGTTTGGATCGCGTCGGTGTAATAGTAGGTCGGTGCTATACCCCGCTTCTCAATAGCCTTTGCAATCGCAAACGCCGCGCGTATTCTGCCCTTTTCCGTTGACTTTATAAAGCCACCCCCTGCACCTCTGAGGCGAACGGGTTTAGCTTTCATCCAATCGAGTATCGCGGTAGTCGGCGGCATCTTGCCGGGACGTCTGCCGTCGTTGACTGCTAAAAAATAGTTCTTTGCCCTACCCCCCGCGCTAAACACGATGTTGGCCGTGTCTGCATTCTCAACAATCGAGTACCCTAAACTATTTCTGAGCGTACCCGTTGAGTCAATACGGCGTCGGCGCACCTTGCCATCGAAGCCACGCACCGAGCGGGTCGCTCCGATGTTACGTTGTGCCGCCTCGATGACTTCGTCGGCTAGGATGGTTAGTAGTTCGTTGACGTCCATTATACGTTGTTTATTACTAGCATTGTACTAACTACCGCTAGGGTAGCACTATTAGCTGTTGCATTGTTTACTTCTCTGAAAGCAATGTAATCACCCGCGCTAATCGCAAAAGTACCCAAAGAAGTAAAGGTTCCCGCCGCGCTACCTGCTGCAATAGTCACAGTCACACCCGTACCCGCCATAGACGCGGGGTTACTGCCGTAGTATATTTCCCATACTTGTGATCCACTAGCGGGTTGCGCCGTCGTAGTCACAACTTGTAATCCTTCAAGTGTACCCGCCGCACCTACCCTAGTAGAAGCAAACGCGCTATTAGTAATCGTGTTATTTGCTAAGATACCCGTAACCGCAAAGAAACGGGTTGCACTCGCGGGGAATTGTAATCCAATAGCAGTAGAACACGAGAAAAACTCATACGATTTATTTTTTGACGGATCATACAATACCGTCCAAGTAGCCGCACTTGCCGTGTTGCTTGTGCATCTGTAAAGGATATTTGTAACCGTATCATGTATAATTGAATCAACAACATACCCCGCGTTTACATCATCCGTCGTTGTCGGTATGCCAGCCTTGAAGTAAATTACTTGCTTGGTGGTGTTTAATGCGTCTTTAACAGTTGATCCAACCACATTAGAATCATTGGAAACTGCCGTACCGTTAAGCGTTTGAAATGTCTTGTCGCCTCGGTAGTACTGAGAAGTAGTGCCTGCGGTGATTGTGTTCTCTTTTGCGTTGAGTGCCGTTTGCGTTGCTGTGCTAATCGGTTTATCCGCATCACTCGTGTTATCCACGTTGCCTAACCCTACATCCGATTTAGTAAGTGTGTGGTGCTTCCATTTGTTTTCAGGTGTTTGGTACTGCCATACTTGACCATTACTAGGCGTTCCGTTCTGAACGTCAATACCATGTACCTTATGAACCGTTGGGTTCGGATAACTTCCGTTTAAGTCACCACCCGCTGAACCACTTGGAGGTAGTGAGCTTGGTAAGTCTGCTTCAAGTAGGTACTGAGGATGCGGATCTGCTGCTGCAACGTGTGCCGAAAGTAAGGACGCGGCAACCCCTGTGTTTTCCTTACCTGATACCTGCGTTTGAAGCGAGTCAATATCAGACTCGGCAGCGTCTAGGCGTGAATCAAGCGCGCTAATATTACTGTTAATGGTGGTTATAATAGTGCAAGTGGTTAGGTCATCACAAGTTAAACCACCACCCCCGCCGCCACCCGTGATAGTCACGATTGCGCGGTTGCCCGTTTTGGTTACTGTCACCCCTGAGCCAACGAAGTTGATGTCGTATGCATCCACAATAAAGTTTCCTTCATCGTAAATAGGTAGGGCAAGCACGTTCATATTCTCACTTGGATAACCCGCGCCACCCGGTGCATAGTCGGCGGGTATGATACACGCGTTCCAATCGTCGGGTACAAGTAGCTGAACGTCCATCGCCACACCGCTGACAAAGTGGTGTTGTTCGTCGGTAAACGCTTCAATCGTGGTAGTACCAACTTGAACGTTGTCACCAAACAACACTAGCCCGTTGTGTACTTCTTTGAGGAAGTCAAGGGCAAGGAGCGTCATATCGCTGTGTATCTCTTGGATGTTTTGGTTCTTTTCATCCTTACGACGCGGCAAGTCCGCAAACCACAACGTGAAGTTGTACGTGTTTTGCTTGGGTACTGGGTTCACCCCGTTGTACTGCACCCGCATAATCGGATAAGTCATGTTCTTGGTGAGGTCGGTGTCCTGCAACTCCCCGACGTGGAAAGTGCGGATGTACTTGTGACCGACGGCGAACGCCTTAAACTTATCTATTAACTGATTGACCGTTGAGTTTCTCATTTCATTCTTAATTTCATAGCACGTATCTGATCCTTTTCTTTGAGGTAGCACGCGGCGAAAAACACTTCGTGCGCTCCCATCTTAAATAGCCCGTCTAGCCTTGTCACATCATCCTTCACTATCTCCATAGCGAGGTGGTAGTAGCCGTATTTCTCAAGTCCTTTCGGGGTGTGCGTTATTGCACCGCTTCCATCACTTGGTTCTTCGTCTGCCTCAGTAAAGATAATTCCAAATTTGCGCGTAGTTCGCGTGAGATAGTCAAAAAAAAAGCGAGCGCACCGTCGGCGTACTGCATAGGCATATCTCTAAACAAAGCGATGTTGTCCTCACATAAGTGACGTTCACTGTTGTACTCCTCAATCTCATACCGTTTGCCCAGCGTCTTGGTCACGGGTCGGTATAGGATAGCCAGCACTTTAGGTAGTGTCTTATACACGTTTTCTTTTTTAGCGTTGTTCACAATGTCGGCGTGTTCACCGTAGGTAATCCCGTCGAGTTTTGGAACAAAGCCCACCTGCTTGGTCTTTAGGTCAAAGCGGTGTTTAAACTTTGCCTCACCTATTAGTGCGTTGGTAAACACTTTCAGAACCTTCTCACCCGTTTCACGGTCAATACGCGCCGCCTCCTCCACGGGTATCTGTAAAGCTGCCGCCACGCGCTGCACGTCTGTCTTAGCTAGGTGGTAATCACACCACTGCCCCACTGTTAGGTGTTCGTAGTACATTGGCACGTGGTAGGTTTTGGATGCCTCAGTAGTTACTTTCTGTTTGCGTCTGAAAAATGATCTGATATTCATTACTTATATAGATAGATTTGCACGGGTAAAAATACAAAAAGGGTAGCAACCGCCACCCTTTTAATTACTCAGATTTCTCCTCAGACTTTTTAACGGTCTGCGCGTTTCAATCATAACCTTATTAAACTATAAACACACTAAACTTGCTTAGTCAATAATTACCCAATCTTCCGCAAGAGAATCGCTACCGCTAGGCGCCCATGTAGCAATATCTTCTTGTGCAGTTTTTAAAGCCCAATAGGCTCGATATGGTACTAAAGCATTTTCCCCAAAGTATTCTTTAGCAACACCTGTTTGCGCAGGGTAACTTGCTGCGGGTACAATGTATGCAAACATACCACTACCGTTCCAACCCTCGCGGGCTACTTTTTTACCGCTTTTTGCGGCTTCAGTCGCTTGTCCAAAATTCATTTTGTTTATGTTTTAGTTATACCTGCATTGGTATCTTAATAACCACGGGCTGCTTCTCGTCACCCGTGTGCTGCACGCGCTGCATCTGTGGCTTGAAGTACTGCACCATCTTGGTGTAAGTATTTACAAATAGTGCCACCTCCTCAGGATCGTCACTCTCCGCGAGTCTAACGAGGGTTTCATTGAACTTCTCGGTGTGACCACCCAGAAAGTCCGCCTGAAACTTCTTCCACGCTTCTGTCTTGGCGGAAGTTGCTCCCTTTGGCTTGTGTCCTTTATGTCCTTTTGTGAACGGCATATAAAAATATATAATTTATACCTAAGTGATTATCAGTTAGTTTTGCCCTTCTTCTTCAACTGCTTCTCTAACATCCTCCGTTGCTTCCGCGTGGGGTAACCTAGCGTGTACTTGCCTTTACCTAAATTCTCTAGTACTTCTTTAGTTATTGGTCGGTTCTTCATAATACATTTCCGTTTGTTCGTTCGGGTACTTGATTTGAATATCCAGCACCTCCGCCGCAAATCTAATGATTTTATCAATATACTCGTTAAATTCCTGCTTACTTAAATCGCTCGTGCTTAACGGCTCTTTCAGCACTTCCCCCGTATCTGTCAACACGTGTTCACGGTAACAAAAGCGGTCTTTAAGTAGTGCGTGTGTTCCGTTCAAGCTGATCTCGTGTCCTAACTCTACAAGCCGCGCGTGTACCTCGTTCACTAGCACACCCCAGTAGTACGCGTTTTGGTTGTTGCTCCGTTGGTTTAAGACTTGGTAGGTAACCTTCAGTACCTTACCCTCGTGTAGCTTGGTGAACTGCTCCACCTGACTGCGCGAGTTGGTTCTGAGTTTGCTTTCCACACACCGCGCGGTTGTTTCTAGTTTAGTCTGGGTTGGCATTGGGTACGAGTTTATTTTATTCAGTTTTTACTTCTTCGTAAGTGGATTCAAAAATTTCTTTTTCTACAAGCCATTTCTCGCCCTTAATTCCAACACATAAGTAATGCTTACCAAACTCGCCTTGATGATATTGATTCTCAAGGGTGGAAACATAAGGTACTGCTTGCGATTCAATATTATATCGAAAGTCCTCCATTGCACCTATAAATCCATCTGGATGCATAAACCCATCTTCATCCCCCCTCTCGAAAAGTTTTGCTTGTACCGTTGCTATTTTTTTAAATGTTTTCATTACTTACGATTGTTTTTAATTAAACTAAAAATCCTTCTAGTTGTAGTTTTTGATATAAAATATCTATTCTCTGTCGTGGTGTAAATAGAATAGTAAAATCTTCCCAACGTATACCACATATCAAATTAGAGCATTCCTTTAACTCTATTCTTTGGTTTACGCTAAGTGTTTTATACCATTTGATGCTTTTATCTTTCCGTTCCATACTCTTAATTGTTTATTGTTCAATAACTCAAATACATTTCACACGCCCCGCCGTGTCTAAATACCGATACATACGTTGTGTCAACGGCGGTGAGGTCAAAGTAGAATGTATCTCTGTTGATCCATATTCCCCCGTCGATGTCGTATAGGTACACCTCTAACTCACTTGCTTCAACCGTCCAGTTCGGATCGTGGCTGAACGTTTGGTTGCTCATATCGTCTGCCATGTACCGTGTCTGCCCGTTGACTCTAATTTCATACCCGCAGTACTCGTTGAACTGTTCGTTCCAGTCGTACGCCGTGTTAAACGCGATGTTATCAATCGTGATGAACACGGGCGGGGTAACCGATGCCGAGCGCGGTTGATCCTCTGTGTCGCGGGTGCAAGACATTAGGACTATGGTGATGCAAGTGAGTAAAAGTGTTTTCATTGTTTTGCTAATTTACTGCAAGGTAATAAATTAAACTAGATGCCGTAGAAGTCTCTGAAAATTTGTTCGTTGGCTTCGAGGGCTTTTTGGGCGAGTTCACTAGTGCGGAAGTAGATTGGAGACTCATTTGTTAGAGTAGCTTTTCGCGTATAAAAATCATCTGTTTCACGAAGATAAACAAGTTTGTAAATGCTTTCCTCATCCTTCGACACCCACTCCCCGCTATTCAAGTCGTGCATGATTACAAGAAGTTTTGCAAAGGCTTGGAGTTGTTTCGCGTTGCGTTCGGTTGGCACTTGGTTGTGGTGTGCTTCATTATTATAATCCGAAGATGTAGTTTTTGTCGCAGTATTATAACCGCTTATGTAATGCGTAGGCTCAACACGCATAAAACAATCCTCAAACTTCGCGGATAACTCCGTTTCCGTGCTGGCTTGTTCTAAAACCGTGATTTGTACTTTTCTGCCGTCTGGCATAGTGTGTTCTCCCGCTAGTTCTGCAATCATTAGGAGGGTCGCGTTTGTGATGTCTTTGTTCATTTGTTTATTTGTTATTTCTGATTAGTCTTAATTGTCACGCCACCACCCTGACACTCCCTCAGTTGATCCACTTTCAGCTTATAAGCCGTCTTGTAGATTTCTAGCTTTTCAGAAGCCACCTCGTACTGCTTCTTATATTGTTTGATTTCCTCTTTTTGCCCCAGCAGTAGAACGGCTGAAAGCGCGGTGAAAAGGATTAACACGATTAGTGCGGATTGTTTGTTCATCGCTTTAAATTTTAATTTGTAAGGCAAAGATAATTGAAGTTTCGACACTTGCAAATTATTTTTGAAAATATTTTTTAGAATCTTCTATTGATTTTTATTTGTTTATTGTTTTTTCAATTCGCTGAGATTCCTAAATTATTAGGATCAATTTCCATATTCAAAAATTCGCCCTCGTATTCGTTGTATTTGAGTAAATACCTCACTTGAGATTCCCGTATAGTATAGCCGATAACGACATAAGCGTTTTTTTCGGCATCGGTCTTAAGATAAACTATCTGACCGATTTTAAATTTTACCTTAATTTCATGGCTATACATTACAAGACCTCCCCATTTAAAATACGATAGTTAGTAACGTGGTATTTGTCCTTTGATTTGCTTTGAATGATTGCAAACCCATGGTTGTATTTTGCGTATTTCGAGTAATCTGGACGAAGCTCACTCAAGCACCCGACACTCCAACACGTTGTTATTTTACCATTCATATCAGTTTCTGTGTGTTCGGAAGTTTGGTGACTGTGACCACACATCGCGGAAGTCTTAGCACGCATATAAAGTCCTCTTGCGACATTGACCGGGCTGAAAGTACTTTTACCGAACTCGTGTCCGTGTACTAAATTCAATCCCTTGTATCGGGCGGTTGCCATTGGATCAATTTCTATAATTCCAAACTTTTCGAAATCAAATAAGTTAGCAAAATTTATTGATTCAATTCCCTCAAGCGCACTAGCATTCCTGCGGATGTATGATAAGTATCTCATCTCGTGGTTTCCATACAAAAAATATATTTTTGATTTTGGAAATTTATATCGTAAGTAACTAAAGAACTGTTTTGTTAACTGAACTTCCTCAGCCCACCTGCGCTTGTACTTGCTTTTTTCAAATGAGCTTATTTCGTAAGCGTCCACGCAGTCGCCGCCTAAAAAAATAGTGTCACAATTTCTGCGGACACCTTCATTGATTGCACAGTGAAGTGCTTTTATATCGTGGTAAGGAACGTGAACATCGTACAAGCACAAAATTCGGGATCCTTCAATTTCCAAAACATACTTTTCCGTGGCATCACTCTTGGGTAAATTACGGAAAACGGGAGTTGACGTGTCAAAATGTGGTTTTTTCTTACTTGTAACGTGGACGTGATAGGCTCTCCTCATTGTGCCAGAGGAGACTTTGAAGTCAGCGGCTAATTGATTTAAGTAGTTGTCTACCGATTGGTCTTTTGGTTTTGGATTGTCTTTAAAGACTTCAATCCACTTGGATGTTTTTCTCATTTTTATTTGTTTTAAGTATTCGCGGTAAAAATAGACAAAATTGTTAATAAGTCAAGTAAGGTAGAATAAACAATTGATTTCTACATTTTATGTTATTTATTACTTAACTGCTTTTGGTGGGTTATGAGCTAAAAGAGAGAATAAGAATCCCTACCCAAACTGTTATGTTTAGGATAGGCATCTCTCTTTTAAGTCGGTACTGCTTTCGGAGCCGTTACTCGCTTTTAAGAGTTTTGTAGTGATCGAATACGTCCTACAACCTGCGGGCTACTTTAAGACGTTGTATTCACGCCTATTGACCTCTGAAACTCCCCGCTTAATACCATTTCTGCCGTGTGTCAATCCTACCGTGGTACGGCTTAGAACATTATCGCCACTGTGTGCTACTGTCTTCCTCCGATAATGAGCAAAAAAAAGCCCCAGCTATCACTCTGGGGCTAAGGTCAAAAGCTCTCACTTCTGATGCTTAACCCTTGTTCGGTGATAGACAAACAAGGGGCAAGCCTTTAATACGTGGTCAAAGATAAAACACTTTTTTCAAATGTCAATAGCTAACTGAAAATATTTTTTACTCGCAGTTAAGGTCCTTCACTTGCTGCTTCAATTCGTGCAGGGTTT